TCCGAGATGTCCCGCTAACTATGGAACAGATCAAAGCCTATAATGACATGAAAAAATGGGCTATGACTGAGGTGGGGGGCGCTTATGTGACGGCGCAGATCGCAGCCGCGGTTCTCACGAAATTACACGCCATCCTTTGTGGGCACGTGGTTGATGAAAACGGGAAAATACACGATATTGCAACGCACCGAGTCGATGCCATAAAAGAAGTTTTGGAGGATCATTCAGGTAAAGCGATTATCTGGTGTCCATACCCAAGACTGCTTGAAAAGATTGCGCAGGCATTGGAAGACGAATACGGTAAAGAGAGCGTAGTACGCTACTGGGGCGAGACTAAATCCGACGAGCGCGTAACTGCTGTAGACCGGTTTCAGAATGACCCGAAGTGCAAATACTTCGTAAGTAATCCAAGTGTTGGCGGAGAAGGTATAACCTTGACCGCGGGAAGTTTGGTCGTGTACGCGGCGAATTCATGGAAAGCATCTGATCGGCAACAATCCGAGGCGCGAGCACATCGAGCAGGTCAGACTAAATCGGTCACGTATGTTGATCTGGCTGCGCAAGGGACTATGGAACATAAATTGATACGAGCGCTTCGTAACAAATTCGATCTAGCAGCCTTGGTGACAGGTGATAAACTGAGAGAATGGATTATTTAAAAATGGAAAAGTTAGGTCCTAAGCGTCGAGGCCCTTCACCGGGTTATACAAAATCACAACCTTTCCACCCAGAGCGCGTTTTGGAGATGTTCAAGATGCGCGAGGCGGGAGCGACGATTACGCAGATCGGCCGAAAGTTCGGTATTACTCCGGCAGGCGCAGCACACAATTTGAACCGTTGGGCGGAATGGCGTAAGGAGCAACGCGCTTGATAGTCGTGCTCGATACAGAAACCACCGGACTTGACCCTGAGACCGATCGCGTTGTCGAGATCGCCGCGGTTCGGCTTGACAAAGTCGACGGCGTTTGGGCTGTTGTCTCGGAGAAATCTTGTTTGGTTGATCCGGGCAGACCAATCCCGGCAGCGGCTTCTGCGGTTCATCACCTTACAGACAGCGATGTTGTCGATGCTCGCAATCTGTCGGAAGCGATCGAATATTTGGACCTCCGCGAGAAGGATGTTCTCGTGGCCCATAATGCCGACTTCGACCGTGGCATGCTTCCGGGACTCGCAACGCACCCGTGGATCTGTACTTGGAAGGTGGCTAACAAACTGGTTACAGATGCTCCGAGTTACGGCAACCAAGTCCTCCGTTATCATCTTGGCTTAGACGTTACGAGCGGAGAAGGTCGCGATGGACAACCACACTCAGCGTTATATGACGCGAGGACGACAGCGCAGATAATGCTTCATTTGTTATCACATGCGACAGCGAAAGACATGGTTGCGATTACGCAAGAGCCTGTTCTGTTGAAGAAGATGCCATTCGGAAAACATCGTGGAGTGGAGTTTGCGCAGGTTCCTGCTGATTATCGGGCTTGGCTTCGTGGGCGTCCTGATCTGGATCGTGATCTCAAATATACATTGGATCACCACGCGTGACAACAGACGGAGGATTGCGTCCGATATTCCGCAAGAAGTTTCAGGACTGGCATTGGACGTCAATCGAGACAGGATTGGTTTCTCCGGGAACGCCAGACGCAGAGTTTTGCGCTCCGGGAGGAATCTCGGGATGGATCGAGTTTAAGCAGACGAGTGGCTGGGCGATAAAGTTTCAGCCGCTTCAGATTCCATGGATACATCGACGCGCTAGATTAGGCGGAAGAGTATTCGTAGCAGTCCGACGCAAGAAGGACGAGTTGTTCGTAATCGAGGGCAGCAAGATCCTTGAGCTCGAGGAATTTGGGTTGAAGAAGTTCTCTCCGATCGAGGGAATCGGCGCGAGAAACTGGAACTGGGACGAAGTGTCGGATATCTTGTTGAAATAAGCTGACTTGCGCGTGTTCGCACAAACAAGTATACTTTCTGAAGTCTGAGGCAGAACCAAAAATGAGATTTAAGAAGGGACAAAGTGGGAATCCCGGCGGAGTTGCGACCCGACCGGAGACGATTGCGCGGCGTCAGATTCTTCGTGACATCCGTGAATACTGTAAAATGCATAGCCAAGACGCAGTTGAAGCATTGGTCGAGGTGATGAACACAAAGACCGCACCGCCCGCAGCAAGAGTCGCGGCGGCGAACTCGATTTTGGACCGCGGATGGGGTAAAGCATCACTTGAGGTCAACGCGACAGTCACGACTTACGATAACATGAGTGACACGGAGCTGGTGAAGATTATTACGGGTAACGTAATCGAAGGCGAAGTGTTGCGCGTGATCGAGGAGAACGAGCGAGAAGAGCAAGAGCTTTTAGAAGAGGCGGAAGACGAAGAGTGAGCTTAGCATTTGACCTTGACGTTCGAGAGTTGTTGAAGCTTCCAAGGGAGGAGCTGATTCGACGCGCAAAAGCGAAGGCCGAGCTCGATCTGCGCAATTCAAAGCGTGAGTGCGAAGAGTCTTTTATTGAGTTTGTTAAACAGTCCTGGCATATAATTGAGCCGGGCGCGCAATACATTCACGGATGGCACGCGGATGCAATTGCAATGCACCTAACAGCTGTTGAAGAGGGCGAGATAAATCGTCTACTTATCAACATCCCGCCGGGGTTTTCTAAGTCGCTCTTTACTTCGGTGTTTTTTCCAGCATGGGTATGGGGACCGCGTGGTCGATCAGAAGCGAGATTTCTTTGCACGTCGCATAGTCAGAACCTAGCCGTTCGCGATTCGACAAAGATGCGTCGCTTGGTTCAGAGCGACTGGTACAAAAAGCGCTGGCCGCACGTCGTTTTGACAGGCGACGTCAACGCAAAGACCAAATTCGAAAATACAGCCACAGGTTTTCGTGAAGCTTTGGCATTTGAGAGTATGACTGGCTCGCGCGGCGATTTTGTTATTTTGGACGATCCCCATTCGGTTGATAGCGCGCTTTCCGATGTTCAGAGAGAGTCGACAATAACAACCTTCCGAGAAGCTTTGCCCACAAGGTTGAATAATCCTGAAGAGTCGGCGATCATTTGCATCATGCAGCGACTCCACATGGAGGACGTAAGCGGCGTTATCATAGAGAACAATTTGGGTTACACGCATTTGATGCTACCCATGGAATTTGAACCGACGCGAAGGTGCGTAACCGATATCGGATTCGAAGATCCCCGAGAAGAGGAAGGCGAGTTATTATTTCCGGCTCGGTTCCCGCGGTCAGTCGTCGAGCGCGATAAGCAGGTTTTGGGACCATGGGCTGTTGCGGGTCAGTTTCAACAATCACCAAGCCCCCGTGGCGGAGGCGTAATCGCTCGAGAATTTTGGGGTTTGTATGACGATTTTATGGCACAGTCGCAAGGAATGCCAAACGCAAACAAATACCCACCCATGGACTATATCGTAGCGAGTTTAGATCCGGCTTACACCGAGAAATCAGAGAATGACCCATCAGGCTTCGTAATCTTTGGCGTGTTTCAGCGGGGCGGAACAGTCGCCCGACGGTTATTGTCACGCGACGGAACGATATCTGAGATAATTGATGAACGTGACACTATACCATCCGTTATGTTGATGAACGGCTGGGAGAAGAGGTTAAACATACACGGACCCGAGGTCGTTCGTGAAGCTGGTGAGAACGACATCGAATTCATGGTACGTAAGAAAAAGAGTTGGGGCTTGGTTGAGTGGGTGATTGACAGTTGTAACCGGTACAACGTTGACGTTCTTTTGATTGAGGCTAAAGCATCCGGATTAAGTGTCGCGCAAGAGATACAGCGCTTGAATAAGACATCCGATTGGTCGGTACAGTTAATTAACCCGAGGGGCGGCGATAAGCTCGCTCGTGCCTATGCTGTTCAGCCTATTTTTTCTGGCGGGTATGTCTTTGCACCAGACAAAGACTGGGCAGAGAAAGTCATCACGCAGTGCGAGCAGTTTCCTAAGTCTGCTCACGATGACATGGTTGACGCTGTTACGCAGGCCCTAAAATATTTACGCGAGCGTAATTTGCTGCGTAGGCCCGACGAGATCGCAGCGCAGATCCGTGACGGGGGATCATACCGACCTCCGACAAAAGCAGTGTACGATGTCTAACAAGCTTTACTATTAGATTCGTATCGCTTA